GCCTGGCTCAACTGGCCTGCTCGGGTCTCCGCACAGATGGCGGCCAGACTGGAGATTGACGCCCATGAATTGCACGTCGCCATCGAGTCTGCCGTGCGCGATCACCTGATCGAACTGGGCGACCTTCGGCCACGGGTGGATTGATGGAACTGGAGAATTACGAAGGCGCGCTCGACATCGAGAGAGCCTGGCGCGAAGGACTGATTCCGGACCCACTGCTCTCGGTCTCCGAATGGTCAGACCGGCACCGGATGCTGTCGAGCAAGGCATCCTCCGAGCCCGGGCGCTGGCGGACCGCAAGAACGCCGTATCTGAAGGCCATCATGGATTGTCTGTCGCCGACCTCGCCGGTCGAGCGCGTGGTGTTCATGAAAGCGGCCCAGTTGGGCGCAACCGAGATGGGCAGCAACTGGATCGGCTACGTGATTCACCACGCTCCCGGTCCAATGATGGCGGTCTGGCCGACCGTGGAAATGGCCAAGCGCAACTCCAAGCAACGGATTGATCCGCTGATCGACGAATCGTCGATCCTGCGTGAATTGATCGCACCGGCAAGGAGCCGTGACTCCGGCAACACCATTCTGGCCAAGGAGTTTCGCGGTGGCGTCCTGGTGATGACCGGTGCCAACAGCGCGGTCGGTCTGCGTTCGATGCCGGTGCGGTATCTTTTCCTCGACGAGGTTGATGGTTATCCGATTGACGTCGACGGTGAAGGCAGTGCCGTAGCGCTGGCCGAGGCTCGTACCCGGACATTTTCCCGGCGCAAGATCTTCATCGTATCGACGCCGACGATTGCGGGTGTTAGCACGATTGAGCGGGAATACGAGGCCAGTGATCAGCGCCGCTACTTTGTGCCTTGTCCGCACTGCGGTCACCGGCAGTGGCTACGCTTCGAGCAACTGCGCTGGGAGCGTGGTGAGGATGGCAACTTCCCGGATACCGCTGCCTACGTATGCGAATCCTGTGAGGTGCCAATTCCCGAGCACCATAAAACATGGATGCTCGAACACGGCGAATGGCGGGCCATGGCCGACGGTGCCAGCCGCACTGCCGGCTTTCACTTGTCGAGTTTGTACAGCCCGATCGGCTGGCGCAGTTGGAAAGATGTCGCGGCTGCCTGGGAGAGTGCCATCAGTAAGGAAGCCGGATCTGCCGCTGCGATCAAGACCTTCAAGAACACCGAACTCGGGGAAATCTGGGTCGAGGAAGGCGAAGCGCCTGACTGGCAGCGCTTGCTGGAACGCCGTGAGGACTATCGGATCGGGACCATCCCGGTTGGTGGCCTGCTGCTGACTGCTGGTGCCGACGTCCAGAAGGATCGCATCGAGGTCTCAGTGTGGGCCTTCGGCAGAGGCAAGGAGTCCTGGCTCGTCGAGCACCGCGTGCTGATGGGCGATACGGCGCGCGACGAGGTCTGGAAATCCCTGGCCAGTGTTCTGCGGGAAACTTGGACGCATGAAACGGGCTGCCAGCTTGGACTGGGTCGTTTGGCACTGGATACCGGCTTCGCGACGCAGGAAGCTTATGCGTTTGTTCGGGGTGTGCGCGATCCGCGACTGATGGCCGTCAAAGGAGTAGCACGCGGGGCAGCACTGGTCGGAACACCGACTGCCGTGGATGCCACATCTGGCGGCAAGAAACTGCGCCGAGGTATCAAGGTGTTCTCGGTCGCTGGTGGCATTGCCAAGCTGGAGTTCTACAACAACCTCAGGAAGTCTCCTGAGGTGGCCGAGGACGGCGTCACGATCCGTTACCCCGCTGGTTTCGTGCATCTCCCCAAGGTCGATGCCGAGTTCCTGCAGCAGTTGTGCGCCGAGCAGCTGATTACGCGGCGTGACCGGAACGGATTCGCGATTCGTGAGTGGCAAAAGATGCGCGAGCGCAACGAGGCACTTGACTGCTACGTTTATGCCCGGGCCGCTGCCGCCGCCTCCGGCCTCGATCGCTTCGAAGATCGGCACTGGCGAGAACTTGAACGACAACTCGGACTGTCTCCACCGGAGGCAGCCAATGAACAACCCACCGAGGCCACCGATTCAGGTGGCCTTGTTGTTTCTGGAGCCAATCAACGACCGGCACGCCGCCTGATCCGCAGCCGTTGGCTTAACTGAGGATGACGCATGAGCCTGCAGTCGCAACTGAACAGCTTCGTGACGCGGGTTGCCGAGATGTTCCAGCAGGTCGAGTCCCGCACCGGCCCGTTGCATCAGCTCAATACCTCGGCCAAGTCGGATCTGGTCACCGCGATCAACGAACTGGCTGCCCGCGAGATCGGCAACGGTGGCAGCGGCATTGCCTTCACGCACAGCCAGGTGTCTGCATCGACGCTCTGGACGATCAACCACAACCTGGGGTTCCGGCCCGCCGTGGCGATTCTCGATAGCGGCGGTAATGAAATCGAGGCCGATGTCGTGCACACCGGCCCGAACCAACTGGTCATTCACTTCGCCATTCCGATTGCCGGGGTTGCGAGGCTTACGTAGTCACTACACAGGAGATACACATGTCCCGCAAGCAACTCTCTGATCTCGACTTTGGCGGCGTTGCCCGCATCCGCAATCTGCCGGCACCGGTGAATCCGGATGAACCGGTCCGCCAGCAGGATCTCAACTCCGCCGTTGAAGGTCTGGCGTGGAAGAATTCCTGCCGCGTGGCCAGCCAGGCCAACGTCAATCTGTCCTCGCCAGGGGCCTCCATTGATGGCATCACCCTGACGGTTGGTGACCATGTCCTGGTGAAGGCGCAGACGGTCGGATCCGAAAACGGCATCTACATCTGGAACGGTGCGGCCGTTGCCATGACTCGCAGCCTCGATGCCTCGACCAGCGGCGAACTCGAACAGGCGGTCGCCACCGTCGAGGAAGGCACCTCGGCCGGTACCAGTTGGCGGCAGTCGGTAGTCAATTTCATCATCGATTCCGATAATGTGACCTGGCTGCAATTCGGTGCGGCCATCGGTGCCGCTTCGGAAACCAGTTCCGGCATTGCCGAGATCGCCACCCAATCCGAAACCGATGCCGGTACCGATGACCAGCGCATCGTCACGCCGCTGAAGCTCAATGCTTGGGCCAACAAGACTCGCCGCGCGCAGGCCACGATTGGTGATGGCAGCAGCACTCAGTTCGACGTCAATCACAACTTCGCCACCCGCGATGTCGTGGTCCAGGTCTATCAAGCCTCCGGCAACTACGAGCAAGTCACCTGCGATGTAAGTCTGCCAACGACCAACACAGCACGACTGAACTTCGCAGCGGCGCCGGCCAGCAACGCCTACCGCGTTGTGGTGATGGGCTAAGCGGTGAAAGACCTGGCCTACCGGGCAGTCCCGGTAGTTTCCTCCTTGCCCGCACCATCGACGGCCTTGGCAGGCGTGATTGCACGCCTCGCCTCGGACAACAAACCGTACTGGTGTGACGGCGTCAGTTGGTCGGATTTGACGGCGGGCGGGGACGACGCTCGCCTGACGGTGGTTCGCTTGGGTGCCGACGTCAGCAACAACACGACGACCCTGGCGAATGTCACCGGTCTGGGCATCGCCCTGGCAGCCAACAGCACCTATGCGATCGATGCGCGAGTGATGTTCCAGACGGCTGCGACCAATACCGGACTCCGCCTCACGCAGACGGTACCGAGTGGCGCAACCCATGTCGCGCAATGGAACACACCGACCTCCCTGACGGCACGAACACTGGCAAACCAACGCGCCGCCGATACCGGGGCGGCAACTACCGGTGTGGATGCAGCCAATGCCAACACCCTCGCGACTGGCTCGTTCCTGGTCATCACCGGGGCCACGGCCGGCAATCTTCAAATCCGCTTTGCATCGGAAGTCGGTGGCTCCAACGCCGTGGTCAAGGCAGGCAGCAATCTGGTGGCGATCAAGGTCGCCTGACATCTATGGCCTACACAGAAGATCAACTGACCGCACTGGAAGCCGCCCTTGCCAAAGGCGAGAAGCGTGTGACCTTTGGCGACAAAACCGTCGAGTACCGCTCGGTCGAGGAATTGAAAGAGGCGATTCGCGCCGTCGAGCGTGGCTTGTCCGCACAGGCGGCCAACACGGGCCTGATCCCACCAGCCCCGCGACAGATCCGCGTCCTTACCGGCAAGGGGTTCTGATGGCCTGGCTCAACAACATCCGTCGCCGCATGTTCGGCGGCACCCCGGTCTATGACGGTGCCGGACAGGGCCGGCGCACGCTCTCGTGGGCAGTATCGAATCCGGGGGCAGTTGCAGCACTGGCCTACTCACAGGAAAGCTTGCGCGCCAAGAGCCGTGATCTGGTTCGACGCAATGCCTGGGCGGCGGCTGGCGTCGATGCCTTCGTCGCCAACGCGATCGGCACCGGCATCAAGCCGCAGAGCATGGTGGCGGATGCCGCGCAACGCGAAGCCATCCAGCGCCTGTGGTGGGACTGGTGCGAGTTTGCCGATGCCTCGAGTCTCACGGATTTCTATGGTCTGCAGGCACTCGCCTGCCGGGCCATGC